ATGCTGAGAAGGAAAGAGAAGAGTATTTTGTTCAATATAACTACTTACCTGGATTCGGTATTTATGGGATAGGGCTTGCTCATCTTATTGGTTCAAATGCTATTACTTTAACGACAGTATTACGTCAGTTAGTAGATGCAGGTTCATTTAAAAACCTTCCTGGTGGCCTTAGAGCGAAAGGATTTAAGCAACAAAATAACGATTTAGTTATAGGACCAGGGCAATTCGTAGAAGTAGATACAGGTGGCATTCCACTAGCCGAAGCTTTTATGCCCCTTCCTTATTCTGAACCATCTGGCGCACTTCGTGAACTTAGATTAGAAATAGTCAATCAATGCAAAGAGCTAGCCTCTACTAGTGAAATGGGCATGCTTCAATCAAAAGAAGATATCCCGACTGGGACTACCCTTGCACTTTTAGAGACAAATAATCGTATTCAATCAGCAGTTTTACGTTCAATACATGTTTCCTTTACTAGGGAATTACAGCTAATAGATAAGATTTTTAGAAATACTCTCGATACACAAGAGTTTAGCACTGAAAACCAACAAAGATCTATTACTGGAAATGATTTTGCTGAAGAAGTAGTAATCATTCCAATTTCTGATCCATCAATAAACTCCGCTCCTCAAAGAATGATGAAGGCTGATTCAATTTTAAGAACAGCTCTACAAGCACCTGAACTTCATAATCTAAGAGAAGTGTTGAAATTGAACTACGAGGCGCAAGGGATGGCTTCACAAGAGATAGATAAAATCTTAATCCCAGAACCACCTCAAGAAGAAGAAATATTGCCATTAGATCCTGTTAGCGAAAACTTAAACGCTATGAATGATAAGCCTTTAAAAGCGGCTATCTGGCAAGATCACGCAGCTCATAAATTAGTTCATGCAATGTTTGCTGAATCTCACCCTGAGTTTCAACCAAGCATTATGGCGCATATTAAAGAGCATGATGCCTTTGCATATTTAATGGAAATGCAGCAGTTACTTGGTATGGAGCTACCGCCGCTTGAACAAATAGTTGATCCACAAGTTCAAAATACTATTGCCCTGTCTATTGCAGGATCTTTAGAAGATGTACAGGCTAATAAACCTGAACAACAAGAGCCAATCGACCCTAACCAGTTGATATTAGCGGATATTGAGCAAAAACGAGCTGAAATAGAAGCCAGAGAAAGAATGGCAACTCAAAAAACAGAAACAGATATCTTTAAGGCACAACTAGATTTCGAAAAAGAAAAAGCCAAGATTGAATCTAACGAGGATATATCAACTCAAAAAACAGAATCAGAAAGCTTTAAAACTCAATTAGATTTCGAAAAAGAGAAAGCTAAAATTGAGTCATCTGAAGATATAGCCCAACTAAAATCACAAACTGAATTAACTAAACAAGGAGTTTAAAACTATGGAATTTACTAAAAATATGAAAGCTGGTTACCAAGGCAAAAAAGACTCTATGAGAGAGAAGGCTGAAAAGTTACTCAATCATCCAGGTAAAGCAGAGGACGTTTATAAGTCAAAGTCATGCGCTGATAAAAGCAAGATGAGAGCTTACAAAGAAGGTGGTTCTGTCCAAAAGAACACTGCTCAAAAGTTTGCTATGGGCGGTGTGGCTAAGATTAGACACGGGGAAGCAACATCCCAAGGTCTACCAAAATCATTTAAAAAGAAATCTTTGAAAGACATTCTCTAAATGATGCACGGTAGATTAACCGAACAATTAAAAGAAGCAAAACAACAAATAGTGAATTACGTGGCACAAGGTAAGGTTCTAGATTTTGCTTCTTACAGGTTTCTAGTAGGCCAAATCAAAGGCTTACAAGATGCTATTGATATATGCAACGATACATTTAAAAGGAGAAATGATGAGTAAATCTATACAAAAAATTATGGAAGACGATACAGGTATAGACTTCGAGAATTACAACTTAGAGGAAGAAGTAGCCAAATATCAAGGGGATAACCCTAAAGGTTGGCAGGTAGTAATTAGAGTATATGTACCACAGAAAATATCAAAGGTTGGCTCGATATTTCTAGCTGACAACACCGTGGATCAATTAAATAAAGATAACAAGCTTATTAATTTCACAGGCTTGGTGGTCAAGTTGTCAACAGGGGCTTACAAGGATGATCGTTACAAGTTAACTGGTCCTTATTGCAAAGTAGGAGATTGGGTTATGTTCCCAAGAGCGCACGGGACTACTTATTCATATAACGGCCTTACTACGATAACTCTTAATGAAGATGCTGTCCTTAAAGTAATAGATGATCCTAGATCGATTGCTAGAATTTCAGTTTAAATAAAAGGATTAAATGAATGACAAATAATAATGACGTTGCAGCTGATCTAGATAATAGTTTAGAAGACGCTAGCGGTTTAGTTGAAATACAACAGGCCTTAGAAGAAATAGAAAGATTAAAGAATGAAGATGAAGAAGTTCAGTCTGAAGAAGACCCCCAAGAGGGAGAAGAAGATTTTCCAGAAGAAGAAGCTGGGGAGTCTACGGAAGGAGAAGTTTCTCTCGAGAGAGGAGAAGAAGACAAAGATTTAGAAGATGATGCCTCAAAAAAAGAGCCTCAAAAATTAGACAAAATATGGAAAATAAAAAGAAGTAGGTATAAAGCATTAGCCGAAAAAAGAATTGCTTTAGAAGAAAATGCAAGGCTAAAGGAAATGCTGGCAGAGTCTTTAGATTCAGGTACATACCACTATGGTAAAACTACTTATTCTGAATTAGAAAAAGCTAAAGAGCATAAAAAAAGAGCAATAGAAGAAGGCGATATAGATGCTTTAATTGAAGCCGATATGGCATTAACTAGAGCGGCAAATAATGTTAATGAACTTGAAAAATGGCAATCTTCATCATCTCAAAATTCTTCACAAGTTAATAACGAACCTGCTCCTGAAGCGCATGACGAGATTGAACAAGCAATAGCTACGGATTGGCTTGATAATCATACTTATCTACAACCAGACTCTCGTGAATATAACCCTGAATTAGCGAGTGAAGTCTCTCAGTTTATTAAGCATTTAGATGGGGCTTTAGTTAAGAATGGCCAGCAAGATGCTTATTTTTCCGAAGAATATTTTGAAGAAATAGATAAATATATTGGGGAGGTTAACAATAGAATCCATGCTGGGAGCAAAAACAAGGCTCAAAAAAATGCAAAAAATTTAGAGTCAGCCGCTCATATTGGAAGCGTTAGAAACTCTTATAGCTCATCGCCTAGTAGCAAGACTCCTTCTTCAAGGCAGTTAATACTCAGTGCTGATGAAAAAAGGATGTGTGCCAACGCTGGTATTACAGAGAAGGATTGGCTTAGATATAAATTAGAAGATTTAAAAAAAGGTAAATAATTATGACTACATCACGTACTACTAGAGAAGCTGAAAAAAGATCTCATGAAATGTTAGAAACTTACGACCTGGATTATGCCAATCCTTTATCTCTGCCAGCTGGCGTAGAAAAAGAAGGGTATGTTTATCACTGGGCTAGAAAAGATATCAGGGGGGAAAGCGATTACAGAATAGAGGTGTTAACTTCTCAAGGATGGACTCCAGTCCCCGCAGATAGAATGAACAAGGCATTTATAGATCCACTAGGACGCAATCCTCATGCTGATAAGTTTTCGGTATTTAAAGATGTCCTTTTAATGGAACGCCCCGCTGAGTATTCAAAAAGAGCAACAGCTAGATTTAATGCCCATAATGAAAACAAATTGAAGTCATTACAAGGGGTATCTAACGATATGGGCGGTTTTGCAAGACCTCTAAACTCAATTAATAGCTTTTCTTAATTCAAATAAATATTACTTATGGCACAAAGTTCATATCAAGCACTTAACTTAAACGGCGACATAATATTATCATGGCCTTTTTCCTTTCAAGGGGGAGAGGTGGTTGCTGATATCAACAATGTATCTACATTGCAAATTCAGATACCATGTTATGGAGCGACTACTGGTGATTTAGGTGCTATTTACAATAATGGAACTTTGGGAGTTGGGGCGACTTTAACTAACAATGGTGCATTTGCTATATTTGCTGTTGATGGCTTAACTCCAGGATTAGGATCAAGGATACTTGTGAAAAATCAAAGTCCGCTAAGTAATACGAATGGAATATATACAGTAACCACAGTTGGCGATGGTGTTTCTATTAATTGGGTATTAACTCGTGCTACTAATTATGATACTCCCGCAGAAATGCAGAAGGGGGATTTTGTAGAAGTAACGGATGGTACAATTAATTCCGATAGTAAGTGGGTTCAGAGTACAGGCATTATTTCAGTTGGTATAAGTTCCCCTAACTTTATTCAAAGAGATAATGGCTGGTCAATTACTTTGCCAAATGCAACTCTAGCAACTCCTGGGCAAAACATCCAATATAATAATATTGGCTTATTTCCTTTTCAAATACTAGCAAATGATGGGCTATTGCTTATCGCAGATGTTTTGCCTGGAGATATATATTATTTGTATCTAAATAATAATTCGACATCAAATGGAAGCTGGAATCCTATCCGTCTTACGGATGGCTCAACTGGCATAAATTCAGTGGCAGCTCAAAGCAGCGATAGTTCAATAGAGATTAGTGGCAGTCCTCTATCTCCTCCTGGTGGAATAATGGATTTTAAATTACCTACTTCTGTTTTTAATCTAAATAATGTTAATACAACAGGTTTTTCAGTTATAACCTCAACTGCCCCACAAACATGGACTACTAGAGAAGTTCTAGGTGGGACTAATATTAATATTAGTGATGGGGATGGTGTAGCTACAAACCCAGTTATTAATTTAGATACAGCTATCGATATTACCTCAATCGCTCTTACTGCAGGTATTAGTTTAAACGGTGATACAATTAGTAATAGCATTGACAATGATATTAATATAACTACCACTGGCACTGGCGAGGTGTTTATTAATGGTCTTTCAATCGATGCAACTGGTACTTTATCTGGTGTATCTACCCCTCGAGTATATTTCACTTTTACGGATACCCTAGTGCCTCTTAGTAATGTAATTGATATACAAGATCAATCGCAGGTCGATACGATCACTGGCTCTGGCGGTGTGTATACTATCAACTTTAGCACAACACTTGCTTCTACGAATTATGGGGTATTGCTAGGATTAGGAAGCACTGGTGGTCCTACACCATTTGTCTCTCATGCGTTTTGGACTTTAAAAACTACTACTTCAGTTTCTATCGCAATTGTTGATGCTAGTGGAGTATTAGTACAATCAGTTCCTAACGGGATAACGGGTATGATAATGTTATCTGCTTAAGTTTTACAAAATATGTAAAAGTATGATATAATGTAAAAATCAGTAGAAAAAGACTTTGTCTACTACGCAGTTTCTGTGAAACTTAAAATCGCATTTTTGCTACTTTTATACAAAGTAACTTGTCATACGAGACATTAAAACGTCATAATCGGGTCTAAACATCTCCGCCTAAATATCATATTCCATTAATAGTTTCTACGAACTTTAAAATCGTATTTGGTTTCAAAAGTCTGTCCTTAAAGATTTTAATTTATTTTTTTAATAATTAGATCATAAGAGGATTTTTATGGCATACGGAACTAACGCACCTTTTGGGTTGCGCCCTCTTTCTTCCATCAGTGGCGGAAGTTGGACAGAAAAAGTTAACGAATATTTTATTTACGCAGATGCGGCTGGAACCACTACTTACGGAACTAGTATATTTACTGGCGATCCAGTAATTTTTAATCCAGTAGCTGCAACTACTTTAGCAGGAGCACCTACTATTGCTCGTTATCCTATTGATACTGCAACAGTGGTAAATGAAATTACTCCTGTATTAGGTGTTTTTGTAGGATGTGAATATCTATCTACAGTAACTGGCACAAATAATTTAATCAAATCTCCTTATTGGCCCGCTAATGCAAGCGTAGTACCAGGTAGTAAGATTAAAGCATTTGTTATTGATGATCCAGATGTTGTTTACGATATTCAAGTGTCTACTGCAACTAACGTTTTAGATGATGCTAAATTTAGTACAGATGCTACGACAAATGCATTCTTTACGCAAAACTTCGCATTTGGACTTGGCGCAGGTGGTGCAAATTTAGTTCCTGAGAACCCAGCTACTGGTGATACTAGAACTGGTCAATCTGGGGTTTATCTAAATATTGTTGGCACAACTGCTACAAATCGTGTGGCCGCAACATTACCTTTAAAAACAATAGGACTAACTTCTGATCCAGCAAATGAATTTTTAGATGCAGCTGGAGCGGTGAGACCGTTTTTAAATATGCGTGTAACAATTAATAACCATATATCACGTGTAGGTAATTTAGGTATTACACCTGCTTAACAATAGAATAAATAAAGGAAAATATTATGATTAATACAGGTCAAATCGCTCAGTTACTACGCCCAGGTTTAAAGGCAGTTTTTGGGCAATATCCAACATATCCTGAACAATGGACAGAGATATTTAAAACTTACCAATCTGATAAATATCAAGAAATCGAAGTTGAGATGAAATATCTTGGCGCAGCTGATATTAAGGCAGAAGGAGCACCTATTGCTACTGATTCAATGGGGCAAAGAGTGGTAACAAACTATATTCACAAACGTGTGGGTCTTAGCTTTACGATCACTAAAGAAGCAGTTGAAGATAACTTATATCAAAACCAGTTTCCTCAACAAGCTGTTTCACTTAGAAATTCACTACGTATAACCAAGAATATTCTAGGCGCAAACGTGCTAAACAATGCTTTTAATCCAGCCTACCCTATTGGCGATGGTCAATCAGTATGTTCAACAACTCATCCAATTGATGGAGGAACTTTTTCAAACTCCTTAGCTGGTGGTGCTACAGTTGATTTCAGTGAAGCGGGTGTAGAACAAGCTATTATTCAGATACAAAAATTCCCAATGCAAAGCGGAATCTTGTCTCAAACAATGGCTAAAAAACTAATATTACCTCGTGAGTTGCAATTTGCAGCATCAAGACTTCTAAACTCTGCATTCCGTGTAGATGTGGCGAACAATGATATAAACGCTTTATATCATAATGATTATATTCCTGATGGATATAAAATTAATCAGTTCCTTACAGCACCTAATGCTTGGTTTATTATTACTGATGCAGAAGATGGATTGAAACATTTCCAAAGAACAGCCGTTGAAACCGATACTTATGTCGATTATCCAACAGATAATGTTATGGCTAAGGCTACTGAAAGATATTCTTTTGGTGTGTCTAATCCTCGTGGGATTTTCGGTTCACCTGGGGTTTAATAATTAAGCACAAATAAGCTTGGATGAAATAATTCCAAGCTTATTTGAAAGCTTTTAATATAGTGGGATCAAATGGCGATATTTACAAAATTAACATGGTCAGTACAAGATTTGTTGGCTGTATCCGCTTTACAGGATGTCGGAGTAGCTGGACCTTTATTGTTAAATGGAACACTCTTTGATTCTAGCATTCCCGATCAAATTTCTTTTATAAGCAATAAAGTAATAAGATCTGTATCGCTTACTTCTGTTAATAATTTAAGTTTGACAAATTTTGTGGTTACTGGGCTGCAAAATGGAGCGTATGTATCTGAGACGGTGAGTGGTCCTAACAACAACACAGTCTATGGGACGAAATATTACGATACAATTACATCAGTAGTAGCTAGTACAGCCGTAAATGGTATTCAAGTTGGTACTGGTGATGCGGGTTTTTTACCATTAATAGCGATCAGTACTAATTCACTTAGTACTAATTACTCAACATCGGTATTATTACCAGCTGGCTCAGGGGTTACTTATTCAATGCTTCAAACGCTAGATCAAATTAACACTAATTTTATTCCTTTTTTGAATCAGGCAGATAAGTTATTTCCAGCTTTCGGACTTACTAATGAGACCACTTCGCAAATAGCTAATTCATTGTTAATCATTAATTTTGTTATATTACAAGTTAACAGTTCAGCTAACCCTATTACAGATACTTTTGAATTTATACTTTTACAGGAATAATATATGTCTAGATACTTAAAATACACATTTCCCGCAGTTGATACCGCAGCTATATCATTAATCCAGACGTTAGCTGGGGGTGGTGATCTTGCTTTAAACGGCACGCTTGTTGATTCAACTGGGAGCGAAGTTTCTTTTATAACGAATGGATATAGTCGGACAGTTTCTATAACTTCCGCTAATGACTTAAGTCTGGCAACATTTACTGTTACTGGTACTCAAAATGGAGTTATTGTAACAGAAGCTATAGTTGGTCCTACCGCTGGTGTAACAATCACAGGAGACCTATCTTTTGATGTTGTTACATCTGTCTCAGTAGATATTGCCGTAGCCGCTGTTAGTGTTGGGAGCGGCCTAGATGGGTTCTTTAGATTAATTACCATCGACCCTAATATGGGCAGTTTGAATTATAGCTTCAGCTTGGCTAATGATAATGCTCTTAATGAAATATCGACAACCATTTATGGTACTCATGACAAGTTAGAATTTAATAATCTTACTTATGAAGATAATGTAGATGGTAACAATTTTTTGTTTCCAGTAAAAACCGTTTCCGCACCTACTAATTTTGTATTTCCTACCCCAGTAGCAGCGACTCTATCTTCATATATGCCTTTGTATAGATCGTTATTAATAGAGCTTACTGGTGCTGCTGGTACTGAGGCTACGAGCATAACATTAATATTTATACAAATTTAAGGAGAGCGTTATTATGCATAGTAGAGCAAAAAGAGAAGTCATGAGCAAAATGACAAAAAAAAAGGCGGGAAACTGGATTAAAGACGCTATAAATCCTGATAAAAAGGGGTCTCTCCATAAAACTTTAGGAGTTCCTGAGGGGAAAAAAATCCCTAAAGAAAAGTTGGAAAAAGCGACTTGTTCTAAAAGTCGCCTGACTAGAAAAAGAGCAAATTTAGCTGAGACATTAAAGGGTTTTAGACATTAATAATAATTTAAAAGAGATGTTTCAATGCCTTCTACCTCTAATACTTTTAATTTTCAGTCTATTCAAGTTGAACTTCTTATAAGAGAAGCCTTTGAAAGAATAGGAATTTTAGGGGACTTTGTAGAGCCAGTAAAACTAGATTCCGCCAAAAGAAGTATTAATTTATTACTTCTTGATTGGATGAGCAAATCTATTAATTTATGGACATTACAAGGAGCATATTTACCCCTTGTTACTGGTCAAAGACAATATTTTTTACCTAACACTGTGAGTGATGTTATTCAAGCAAACCTTAGAACGTCGACACGTCAGCTTAATGGTACTGCTGGTACTAGTGATGGAGGTGTAGCAATAAATGCTTTTGATGGTGATCCAACTACTTCATGCATTCAAGTAGGGGTAGATGGTAATATTTCCTATGATTATGGAGTTGGCGCAACTCAACAAATCAACTTTATTGGCATTCAATCGAACACCACTACTTTATACACAATTTATGTGGATAGTTCGGTGGATAACATTAATTGGACTACTTTGTTTGCAGTGCCTGCGCAAGTTTTTACTGCTGGGGTTATTATATGGGCAGATGTACCTACTCCTGTTAATACAAGGTCTTATAGAATTAGAGAAGGTGGTGGCCAGACTCTTGATATTCAAGAAATATATTTTAACAATAATGTCTTAGATTATGCGATTTCAGATGTAAGCAAGTATGAATATAATACTTACCCAAATAAATATTTAAAAGGCCGTCCTACTATTTATTATTTAGATCGTCAGGCTTCTGAACCTATTATTAATTTATGGCCTACTCCTTCAAATCAATATAACTGTCTTTTTTATTCATATAAAAAAATGATGCAAGATGCTGGTTTATATACTAATGCTCTTGAGATTCCTTCTATATTCTATCCTGCTTTAGTTTGGGGGTTAAGCTGGCAGTTAGCTTTAAAGTTCAATCCTAAGTTAGTCGAAATGTTAAAGGGTGAATATGAGCAAGCATTTGCTATTGCTACAAAAGAAGATTCTGAAAATGTGCCTATACGTATTACAGGCGATGCTAATTATTATCTTGAATAGGAGAAGAAATGAGTTGGGTAAATAAATGGAAAGGGAAGTATGTAACTATAGACCCGAATAATCCATCTGCTCTTGGTGTTTGTGATGAAAGCGGTTTTACCTTCAATCACAAGGACTTAGTTAAACAAATGGAATGGAGAGGTGATGCTCTTATTTGGACTGGTTTCATGGTAGGAAAGCCATATTTAGATGTTCCTAATGAGCAAACAAGGCCACCTCTAGTAAAAGATGACCCACGTCCTGTTTTAAATCCAAGATTGCCTATGGATTATACCGATCCTGAGTCTAATCCAGTGTTATCAAATACGCAGCTTACAGCAAAATTAAATAATATACACTGGGGAAATTAATGAGTGATCCGAATACATTACGAATATTAGAAATAGATGGCGGCGGAGAGAGAGGATACTTGTCTCTTAAATTCTTGCAGCAGTTTCTTAATCAATGGCTTGGAGCGGGTGTTACAAACATAGCTCCTTATTTTGATGTTATTTGTGGTACTTCTATAGGAGGGCTATTAGCTCTTAACCTAGCGTCAGGAGTAAATCCATATACTCTTGATCCCTTTTTTACCGTGCAAGGAAAACAATTATTTAGTACGAACGGAGTTGATTCAAATAGAGCAACTACTGTTGACAAGGTATTATCTCTTTCGGTTACTGGAGTGCCTTTTTATTCCACTCAAGGAACGGCCGCCGCTTATGGTTCAAATTTATTGGTCAGTGAAGTTCAATCAATATTTGGTGCAAATACAATGCAGTCCTTGCAAACGAATGTGGTGATACCTACTTACAAAGCTGATTTAAGGGGCGATAATACAATAAAATCAGGTGTGTATACTTTATGTTCTAATGTTAATACACCTGGATTCGTAGGTCAAAATGAGTTAATTAGCGAGGTGGCCTTAGCTACGTCAGCTGCCCCTTTCTATTTGCCATCAAGAGTTATAACAAGTGCTAATCCTTTAGACCCTACTTATTTAGATGGTAGATATCTTGATGGAGGTGTATATGCAAATAATCCAGCTACATTTGGCAGGAATTTAGCACAGATATTAAAACCTAACGCAAATAGAGTCTGTGTATTATCAATAGGGACTGGCCTTGGTGAAATGGGGTTTGATGACCCTACACCAAGTGGTCTAGCAGCAGATCAAGATCCTTTAGTTAGTATTACTAATTTATTTGGATTATTTGACGTGGCTTCTGCAGGAGGACAAGAAGGCGTTGCTAAAAGTTTGTTTTTAGAGTCTCAATACACATTATCTAAATTATTTTATTATCGTTTTCAGCCAGTTTTAGACCCCGCTTTAGATACAGAGCTTGATAATACTGATGATAGTATACTTACATATTACGCAGATACTGCTGCTGATTATTATAGCAATGATTTAGATAATATAACTACATTTATAGGTCATTTGAGCGCATGATAAGAGGATTTGATGTATTACATAATTTTATTTCGCCAGTAACTGGTAGAATACTCGCTACTGAGAATTATGTATTAGTTGGGAACACTTCAGGTATTGCTGTTCCTGCTCCCGATTTAATTGATTTAAGATTGGATTTAATCAATTTAAGGGGTGATTTTGATATAGCATCTTCTGCATCATATATTATAGGGGTACCTAATGCTAAATTACCTAATGCTCAAGTATTAAATTCCTTACCTAATGGTTTTATATTTAATACAGTTGGAGTTGTAAGCACTTTTATTATTATCCCTATTGAATCACTACCAGACCTTGCTGAAAATAATATATGGATAGGTGATGCAATGAATCGCCCAACTCCTACTTCGACTATAGCTATAGGGAATTTACCAGACCTTGCTGAAAATAATATATGGTTAGGTGATGCAATGAATCGCCCAACTCCTACTTCGACTATAGCTATAGGGAATTTACCAGACCTTGCTGAAAATAATATATGGTTAGGTGATGCAATGAATCGTCCAACTCCTACTTCGACTATAGCTATAGGGAATTTACCAGACCTTGCTGAAAATAATATATGGTTAGGTGATGCAATGAATCGTCCAACTCCTACTTCGACTATAGCTATAGGGAATTTACCAGAACTAACAGAAAATAATATATGGGTGGGTAATGCAATTAATCGCCCCGTCGAAAGTTCTAATTTTGTCAAAGGTCCAATAGTCTCGCTGGCTGATACTGTTGCATTATGGGATGGTATAACTGGTAGATTGCTCAAAAATAGTGGTTTTTCTATTGCTCAATTAGAAGCGTTAGCCGCAGAAGCTTCTGCAGCAGCAGCTAACGCTAGTGGGTCAGCAGCAGCAGCTGCAGCATCTGCCGCAGCTGCCGCACTATCAGCTATTGCTGCTGCTATTTCTGCTTTAGGAGGCGGAAAGGGAGAAAAAGGTGATGCAGGTGATGCAGGACGCACTGGCTCAACGGGGGCTCCTGGAGCAATAGGCGATAATGGCTTAACTGGTGCTGCTGGTGCTGCTGGTGCTTCAGGAAAAACTACCACTGTAATAAACTCGAATCTTAATATTACAGGAGGTAGAATACAAAATTTAGCTCCTTCTCCCAGTGCGGATTTTGACGCCGTTAGTGCTAAATGGGTTTGGGATTTACTTAATGATAATGTTGAAATAAAATGGGAGTAATATTATGCCAATGAGCGTTATAACTGTAGCAGGGATTAACCCTATTCTAAATATTTTAGGAGCTACGCAACAATTTAATTATACACAACAACTATCTGCCTTGCAGATAACTAATAGCTTCATTCCTAGCCTTGGTATTCCAGCTCAATTTGATATGGAATATAGAAACAATATGTTATCTGGTTTTAGATGGACACATACAACGACTGATACCGATACGCATGGATCTTTAACTCTTCAAAGTTTTGTGAATTCCCAGTCTACTGGTATTGATATTATAACTTATACGGCAAATGGAGGCATTAATATTTTTGCCCCCATATCAAGTAATCTCAATTTAGGTAATAATAAAATTACTAATTTAGCAACTCCTATGATAGCAACGGATGCTGTTACAAAAGGTTATGCAGACTCTCTAGCAAGCGGTGTCGTTACGCTAACAGAAGATGTTACAGGTGCGGGAAATGTTGGTACGAATATAATAACGACTATAGCTAATACAGCAGTAACGTCTGGCTCTTATACATACGCAAGTTTTACGGTAAATTCTCAAGGACGACTTACAGCAGCGTCAAATGGAAACACTCCTTTATTGGCTACAAACAATTTATTTGATTTAGCAAATGCAGCTACTGCGAGAACCAATTTAGGGTTAACAAATATCGCTACTCAAAGCGTAACGCAAGGCTCTGTCTTAATAGGTGCAACATTAAATTCTATTACTTCACAAACTCTTACTGATGGCCAGTTATTAATCGGTTCGACAGGAGCCAATCCAGTATCAGCCGTTCCGACTAATGGTACTAATATAAGTTGGAGCGCTGGAGTTGGAAGTCTAATAGCTAATTTAACAGGTCAAGTGAATGTAGTTAATGGAGGGACGGGGGTAGCTAGCACAACGGCTTACGGAATTTTATGCGGTGGAACTTTAGCAACAAATAATTTTCAAAATGCAGGGACAGGAACTACAGGGGCGCGTCTTAAATCAAATGGGTCTTCGGCATTACCTAGCTGGGAGTCTAATGCTTATGGTTATATATATATATCATCAAATGTTGCTATAACAACGCTTACTACTTCAGGTACTTACGTTAAGGTTATAGCAGCGACTACCTCAGGTATTAGTAATTTGTTTGTATTGACTTCAAATAGAATGCAATATACTGGAGTCGATCCAATTAATGTCTCTATAAATGTTAATTTAGATTATATTTTATCGGGTGGCGGAACAGTTGTAAGCTTAGTAATATCTAAAAATGCTATAAGTACCCCCTTAAATATTAGCGCACCGATCTCAAGTTCTTCTAGTTCTAGCCCTAATAGCGTTGCTGTATCTTGTTTAACTTCGTTAGTAACTAATGATTATGTTGAGATATGGGTTACGTGCGGTGCTAATAATCGTGATTTTACCGCCAATAACATGAATTTTGTAGTAAGCACACTTTAGTATAATATTATTGTAGAATAGAAAGATGTGCTATACTAGTAATAATTCAATAGTTTCTACGAAACTTAAAATCGTATCTTTTGTTATATAGTTCTTGTACATAAAAGAATTTCAGATTTATTAAAAAATCCTAGGAATAATTTTATGCCAAAAGCACCAATAACAACCTTTTCAAGCGTAGTAATCAAGGAAAGCCCTACCAACACAAACAACGGACTTTACACTCCTGAGTTAACGCAAGAACAAATAGATAAAATACCGCAAAATGCGCTTAAAAATGGGGCAATTGTATATAATACTACCGACGATAATTTTCAAATTTATGAACAGAATGACTGGGAAATTATTAATACAAGTGAGGGAGACGTAAGTGGTCCTAATTTTTCTGTTGTCGACAATATAGCAACCTTTTCCAATACTGCTGGCTCAGAAATAGAAGACAGCGGTGTATCTATTACTCGAGTGCCAGCCTTACTACTTGCGAACAAATTTAGAACCAAGAAAGTAAAAGCCCCGTTAGTTGATATTAATGAGATAGGTAATTTAGGACACTTAAAGTTTGTTAATGACATAGGGTTGATTTTCGTTGATGGATTAATGCCAGTCGAATTTATAGTAAATGACTTTGGGTTAGATTCTCAAGTTTCCTCTTTATTTACAGGCGGACTGCCTAGCTCCTCTACTACGCCGTCAGCGTTAGTTGAGTTACAAACGACAACAGGTGCTTTATTATTATCTAGGTTAACAACAGCGGAAAGAGACGATGTAGATTTCTTTCCAACTCCAGGCATGATTTTATATAATATTGACACCAATAAATTTAACTTACGTGATAATTTGAGTTGGAAGGAAGTAGGAGATGTATTTGGGGCGGGTAGCTCTACATTAAATAATATAGCTAGTTTTTCAGATGCTACAGGTAAAGCTCTTAAAGATAGCGGAATAGACGCTACAACTATTTATTATCCAGGAAATCCTACTTATTTTATAGATACCTATTCAACAACTAATAATTTTTTTGCTGGAACTAATGCAGGTAATAATACCATGAGCGGTGTTAATAATGTTAGTATTGGAGGAGATTCTTTAACATCTAACACGACTGGATCACAGAACCTAGCCGTAGGAGTATCCTCTTTAACATCTAACACGACTGGATCACAGAACCTAGCCGTAGGACAATTATCTTTATTTTCTAACACGACTGGCTTTAACAACCTAGCCGTAGGACAATCCTCTTTATATTCTAACACGACTGGATCACAGAACCTAGCCGTAGGAGTATCCTCTTTAAGATCTAACACAACTGCCTTTAACAACCTAGCCGTAGGAGTATTCTCTTTATATTCTAACACGACTGGATCACAGAACCTAGCCGTAGGAGTATCCTCTTTAACATCTAACACGACTGGATCACAGAACCTAGCCGTAGGACAATCCTCTTTAAGATCTAACACAACTGCCTTTAACAACCTAGCCGTAGGACAATCCTCTTTATATTCTAACACGACTGGATCACAGAACCTAGCCGTAGGACAATTATCTTTATTTTCTAACACGACTGGCTCAAACAACCTAGCCGTAGGA